GAATCCTCAATGGTGGCGTCAGGGCGATGATGGACAACGCCGGCCTGAGCGCTGGCGTGCAGATCGTGCTAGGCGCAGGCATCACCCCCGCTGATAAACGATACACCATCACCTGCCGCAAACTGTGGCGCGCAGAACCGGATGTTCAGGACGTGCGACAGCAATTTATGGCGTTCGTGCCGCCATCAGTGCAAGCCGAACTCATGAACATCGTTCAATGGGCAATGAAGGTCGCGGAGGACGTAACCGGTATGCCAGCCATGCTCCAAGGAATTCGAGGCGACTCGCCAGATACGCTCGGCGGCATGGAGATGGCGCAGAACAACTCGTCAGCCATTCTGCGGCGCATCGCGAAGCGCATGGACGACTACGTGACCGAGCCGCACATCACTCGGTATTACCAGTGGATGATGCAGCACTCGCAACGGGAAGACATCAAAGGAGATTTCAATATCGAGGTGCGGGCAAGCTCTGCCCTTGTTGCTCGCGACATGCAGCAGCAGTTTTTGATGCAGTTGCTAACCATCAGCCGCGACCCGGCATATGAAATATCGCCGAAGAAGCTGGCGGAAGAGCTGTTGAAGGGCAAGTTGATCGACCCGAAGCGCGTGCAGTACGACGACGAAGAGAAGGCCGCGCTGCAAGAGAAGCCTGACCCGCTAACACAGGCCAGGGTGGCGCTGACGGCCGCGCAGACCAAAGTAGCAGAAGCCACGGCGGTTACAAAGAACGTCGAGGGCATGTACTCGGCGACGACTGCGGCGAACCTCGTGGCCAGCAATCCCCTCATCGCGCCGTCGTCTGACCAGATCCTCATGTCAGCCGGATTCGTGGATGCAGACGCATCGCCGATTATCGCGCCTGTGAATGCGCCTGCGATTCCAATTCAGGAAAACACCAATCCGATGACGCCGCCTAATCCTGATGTTGGCATGGGGCAGGGCATTGAAGGTGGCAATACACCAATTTAAGGAAAGAAAATGAGCATTCCATCAACAGCAACCAGATACGGCCAAGTTACAAAAAGCGATTCAACGCCAATGCAGTTCAAGGCGATCTACATCGGAGGAACTGGAAACCTGGCGATTAAACGCAATCAGGCCGACGCATCCGCCGTGACGTTTTCCACCGTTCCTGCTGGAACCGTTTTGTATGTGCAGGGAGTTCGAGTAATGGCCGCAACAACTTGCACAAACATGGTTTGGATGGACTGGTAAGGCGCATGAATGATAGCGAAATTGACTTCCAAAGTGCCACGTGGAAAGCTATGGAGAATCGTATTTCCATGCGCTTAGACTATTTCCGTAGGCAAAACGACGGTTATCTGAGCGAGACAGCGACCGCAACGCTTCGCGGAAGGATTGCGGAACTAAAGGATTTTCTGGCTCTTGCAAAAGACCCGGACAAGGTGACAGACGAGCAATAAGCCCCTCTGTCTTTGGCAGTACGGTTATTTCTGGTAACGATAAATGGATCAAGAACAGCCACAACAAACGCAGGAAGAATTCGACGCAGAAGTCGAGTCGGCATTCAATCAGACGCTAAACCCCGGCGAAGAGCCCGAGTTGACGGTCTATGAAGAGAAGCCGAAAGACGAAAGCATTTCCGATGGCGAAGGCGAGCAAGAAGCCAAGTCAGAGGAAGTCGACACAGACCCGGTTGTTTTTGGCGGGCTGCGCGAGTCACAGGTCAAGACCCTGCTCGAACGCGCTGCCAGAGTGGATGCGATCGAAGAACAGTTGCGCAAGGCTCACGGAAAAATTGGCGAGTTAAATGGCTCGATGATCGAACTGCGGCAAACGCGGCAGCAGCCGGCAGTTAAGCAGCAGCAGAACGACAACGAGCTACTAGACGATTCATTTTTCGAGTCGCTGGCCGCCGATTATCCGGAGCTTCCGGCCACCATTGAGCAAAAGGCTCAACGGATGGCGCAGGAGATTCTTGAGCAGCATGGCTACACGCAGCAACCGCAGGAACAGCAGTATCAGCAGCCTGCGTCGGCATCGCCTGATCCATACGAGATTCAAAAGGCCATCGGCATTGCCGTGATGGATGCGACGCATAGCGGCTGGAGAGAAACAGTGCAGTCGCAGGACTTCCAGCTTTGGCTTGCGACACAGCCAGAGCGCGCCCGCACTGCTTACGAGAACACGGTCGATCCTTCAGAACTTTGGGGGATTATCAACGGGTTCAACAGCCATTCAGCGGCTATCGGAAAGACGACCAGAAACCGGCAAAGACTAGACGCGGCGATTGTCCCTGACGCACGAAGCGGAAAGGTGTCGCACGCCATGACGGAAGAGGAAGCCATGATCGCGGCTTTCAACTCCGGCAGATAAACCAACAGATTAAAAGGAATTCAACATGGCATCATTTACCTACGCCTCTCCCGCCCAGCGAATCGGGAAACTCAAGGGAGAAATTCTCAAGCACGCCGCCCCTCAAGAAGTGCTCGGCATTACCGGGCTGCAGAAGAGCATTCCGAAGAACAACAGCAAGACCGTCTCGATGCGGCGTTATCGCCCGTATGGCGCTCTGGCGACGAACGAGAACACCAAGAACCGTTGGGTGGTCGATTCAGCGGCGCACGTGCTGACCGAAGGCGTCGCTCCGACCGCAGACACGCTGGTTCCGGACAACATCGAAGCGACCCTCTCGCAGTATGGTTGCCTCTATCAGGTCAGCGATGTGGTCGATGACACCTACGAGGAAGATGTGCCTGCCGAGATGAAGAAGCAGTGCGGCGAGCGCGTTGCTCTCATCCGTGAAATGGTCCGCTACGGCGTCCTGCAGGCCGGCACCAACATCTTCTACAGTGGCGGCAACTCTCGCGCGACGGTCGATGAAGCGTTCACGCTAAACATCGCCCGCAAAGTGTCTCGCGTCCTGCAGGCCAACTCTGCGCGGCGCATTACCGGCGTCCTCTCGCCGTCCGTCAATATCGGCACCACGCCGGTCGAGGCTGCGTATCTGGTCTTCTGCCACACCGACTGCGAAGCCGACATCCGCAGTCTTTCCGGCTTCGTCCACGTCAGCGAGTACGGTACGCGCAAGCCGGTCAATGAGAACGAGATCGGTAGCTGCGAAAATTTCCGGTTCATCACCAGTCCGCACCTTGCGCCATATACCGACAGTGGCGCGCCGGTCGGTGTCACTGGCCTATATACCAGCGGCACGAAGGTGGACGTCTACCCGTACATCATTTGCGGCGAGGAAGCGTGGGGCCAGGTAGCTCTGCGTGGCGTCAATTCGCTTGATCCGACGTGGATTCCACCGGGCGAGAAGTCCAAGTCCGACCCGCTCGGCCAGCGAGGGTTCGTCGGCGCCAAGTTCTACTTCACGTGCAAGCTGCTCAACGAAGGCTGGATGGCCGTCGTTGAAGCCGGCGTTGACGACCTGGCATAACCGCACATTTGACTGACACGCTGCCGCTCAATCGCAAACGGGCGGCAGCAAAACACAAAGGAATAAACAATGGCTGACAACACTGCGGGCCAAACCCGCGTAGTTTCAAACGACCAGGCAACCGGGCAATTTGCCGCCGGAAAAATCACCTACGACGCTACCGCAATTACCACCACGGATTACACGCGCATCGAGTGCGGATTCCAGCCGCGTTACATCGAGTGGGAGAACCTGACCGACCGCATCAAGGTTGAATGGCAGGAAGGAATGACTACATCGCAATGTCTCAAGACCGTTGCGGCTGGAGCGCGCACCCTGGACACCACAGCGCTTGCCGTCGTTCCTGACAAGCTCGGCTTCCGCATCCTTCAGGACGCCACGCTAGCCGCCGTCTTTGCCAACAAAGTTATCTACTGGCGCGCCATCGGCTAACAGCCAACACCGGGCGACTAATTCGCCGCCCGGATTCTTTCACCAAAGGAAACAGGCATGACCATTGGACGACCACGCAAGACGCTTGAAGCAGCAGAACAGTACCTTGGAAAGCAGGAGCCGTTCCAGGTCGATGAGATCGGCAGCGGTGTCAATATCGAAGTCGTTGAGCGGCCACTGACCGGCGACAAAGTCGACACAGAGCGTTTCATGAACGAGCATTTGACCGTCATTGTTCACGACTCGAATGACGACTCCGATGACCCGTGGGTGCCAACGTGGGTGAATGGTCGGTGCCAGATGTTCCGTCGTGGCGTTGAACAAGTTGTACGCAGGTGCTTTGTTGAGGCTCTTGCACGCAGTACGAGAACCACCTACAAGCAGAATCTCGACGAGCGCGCCGGAGAATCCGAGTTCAACAAGATGACGCCGCACCGGGCGCTGCGCTATCCGTTTGCCATCCTGTCGGACCCAAGCGGTTCGCGTGGTCACGCCTGGCTGCAGTCGCTTCTCGCCGGCAGCCGGTAACAAGCTATGAATCTGCGCGACCTGATTGACGAGTTCCGGTGGGAAGCCGCAGACGAAGCGATTACGCCATTCTGGACAGACGCTTTTCTCGCTCGCGCTGCATCACAAGCAGAACAAGAGGCGTGCCGAAGAGGCGCGCTGATTCTTGATTCTTCCTCGCCGTTTTGCTCCATTTCGTTCGGCGCAGGCGACAACCTTCTGAAGTTGGACGGCAAGATTCTTGAAATCAGGCGCGCCAAAATTTCCATACCTGGAAGGAAGATAGATCCGGTCACTTCGTCGCATCTCGATAGGAACAGCGACCAGTGGGAATCCGAGACAGGCGAGCCGCTTGCCTACGTCACGGATTACCAGACAGGCCATATTCGCCTGTATCCAACTCCGACTGCCGCAGACGAGATTCAATTGACCGTTCGCAGGCTTCCGCTTGCCGACTTGGTTGACGACAACGACGAGCCGGAAATCAGGCCGGAGTCGCATCTTGGGCTGGTGCAATGGATGCTGTATCGAGCCTATATGCGCCAAGACGCGGACACCTTCAATCCGACCAAGGCGGCGGCGGCGCTTGCAGAGTTTGTGCGAGAGTTCGGCGAGAAGAAGAGCATGCGCAACGAAGAGTGGATCAGGGAAGGCAATTCGCTTGACGTGTCGCCTCTCGCATAACCAATCAAAGGCAATCAAATGAGAAACAAACCAATTCAGGCCGATCAACTGATACCGACAAGCGCAACTCCTCCGCCAGATGCAGGGTTTTACCGAGTTGATCGAAACACCATCGGCGTTGTTGGTGAGATTGTCCAGATGAATCCGGCCACAAAGTCTCGATACGTATCTACAACGGTCTCTGCTACCGGACTTGTCACGATAGCCGGAACGCTCGGGCAGTACAGCTTGGCCGGTCCAACCGACGCGCAAGCTACTGCGACGCTCGGCAGTGAGCTCATCACAAATTGGACATTCGCCAGCGATTTGTCAGGATG